CCGCCTACTTTGTGGCCGCGCTGAACCACGACATGTCGGTGTCCAGCATCGAGGATCCGATCACGAAGATTCGCGCCCTGCTGGACAGCCGCCAGTAAGCGCCGGATCCCCAATACGATACCCGATTCTCTCCTGAATCAAAAAGTGTAAACCTCCGATGCGCCGCGCGCTATGTGACCGCGGCGCATCGGAGGTTTTTGGCATAGAAAGAGGGAGAAATACAGGCGGATTTTGCCCGATTTGCCAAAAGTCAAGAATAATTTGCAAAAAACAAGAAAAAATTTTTTGAGGACCTGAAAAACGGGGCTGCTGGATGACCGGCGGCCCTGTTTTTATGCCTCTGGACCTCAAAATGGGTGCAACGGGCCCACCGGGGCGGGTGTTCCCGTTCCGGCTGCCGTTGCTTATGTGTGCGGAGCTGGTCAGGCGGCCAGGTAGCTGCCGAACAGGGCGGCGGAGCTTTTCCAGCCCAGGACCTTGCGGGGGTAATGGTTCATCCAGTCCTCTGCCCGGCGGATGTCAGCGTTGTCCACCAGGTCAAAGTTGGTGCCCTTGGGGAAAAAGCGCCGGATTATCCTGTTCATGTTCTCATTGCTGCCACGCTCATGGGGTGAGGATGGATGGCAGTAATAAATCTTGGTCCGCTTGCCGCTTTTCCTCCGGCAGGACTTCTCCATCCCGGTGCAGTCCTGAAACTCACAGCCATTATCTACTGTGATGGATTTGAAAACGGCGTAGAAGCGGCGGCCCCATTGCCGCTCCAGCCGGTTGAGTGCCCGGACCACGCTGGCAGCGGTGTGGTCTGGCACGGGGATGACTATACCGTGGCGGGTCAGCCGCTCAGTGAGGACCAGCAGCGCCCTGTTGGAGCCCACAGTGCCCATCACACTATCCATCTCCCAGTGGCCAAAACTGTTGCGCTCCTTGATCTCCTTGGGCCGCTTTTCGATGCTGTCACCTTTGGCCTCTCTGGCCCGGTTGCGGTCCTCCTGGCTGTACACTTTCCTCTCACCCTTATAGAGCAGGTGCTCCTTGGTGACCATGAGAAACACATCTCCCCGGTAGATGTAATTATACAGAGTGCTCACACAGATGCGGGTGTCAAAGTGCAGGTCCTCCTCCACAATGAGGTGCAGCACGGCCCCAGGGGAAAAGTGCTCATTGACAATTTTATCCTCAATGAAGTTGGCCAGGGCATGGTCCTTGCCTATCTTGAGGTCAGGCCCCTTGGCCCGGAGGTTGTCCTGGTATTTCCGCTCTGCCACCTCTGGGCAGTAGCGCTCCTCAAAGTCACACTCATTGATTTGCTGGAGGCACATTCCCCGCTTGATTTCATAGTACACGGAGCGCTCACTCATGCCGATGGCCTTAGCAATGTCCACCTTGGAAAAGTTTTGTTTCAGCATCCGCTCAATGGTCAAGCGCTGCTCCCATCTGATATGTTTTGAGCCCTTTTTGTTCATGGGTGAGCCTCCTTTGCAAAAATAAAAGCGGGGCATTTCTGCCCCGCTCAGTCTGTGTCACATAATCGCTGTGTACTGCCCCAGCAAGGTGGTTGTCTCACCATCTGGCAGGATGTCCTCCAGCTTACAGTGGAGGGCAATGCAGATTTTCAAAAGCGTGGCCAGCTTTGCACCGCTGAGGTCCCGGACATCCTGCTCATAGTTCTGGAGCACTCTGCCGTTGATGCCAGCGGCGGCGGCCAGTTGCGATTGTGACAGGCCGTGTGCAAGGCGTATGGTTTTGAGTTTGTTGTCCATAGCGGTTTCCTCCTTTTCTGTTCTGTCTCTATTATACATCAAATGATGTAGAAGTCAAGAAAAAAATGGAGCAGCCCACAAATAAAAATGGGCTGCTCTGTCAGTTCCGGCGGTTCCTGAGCCGGTCAGCCAGCTCCGCCAGCACGGCAATGTCTCTGTCACTCAGGCCGGTCACATCAATGCTGTGGAGGTGGTCAAGGCCCAGCAGGTAGTCCGTGGACACGGAGAACACCCTGGCCAGGTCCACCAGGCAAGCCGGTGATGGTGTGGAAAGCCCCTGCTCCCAGGAGTTCACACCATTGCGGGTGATGCTCAAGCGCCGGGCAAGCTCCGCCTGTGTCCACCCTCTGGCCTCCCGCAGCGCCTTTATTCTTTCAGCGATCATCCACACCGCCTCCTCTCAGTGATAATTATACTGGTCATCTCTGCTTAGTCATTATCATGTTAGGCTCTGATACTTGACAGTATGCCCAGCGGCCTTGTATAATAAAGTCAAGAAATAACAAGAAAGCAGGTGTTACCATGAAAAGCTCCACAACAGATGCGCCGGTCAAAAAGCGCCGTGGCTGTCTCGCTCCATTTCTTGTCATCGTCATTGTCTTTGCCCTGCTGTGTATCGGTATAGGGGTGGGCGTGTCCTCCAGCGGCGGGACCATAAACCAGAGCCTTTTGGCAAAAACTATGGACCTCACAGAGCAGCAGGAGCAGGATATGCAAGCCATCTTTGATGCCTGTGGTGTGGTTGAGATCAAAGAAGTTATAAAATTCCAGGAGGGAGAGGAAAACACCTCTTACCATATCCGGGATGACGAAACAGAGCATTACATAGGCATGAGTGGCAATATTGTGGTGTGGGTAAACAACGGTACAAAAGCAGTGGAGTCCATTTATTTCAATGACCAGGACATCTATGTGGATGGCGCTGTTGTGGCCCAGGTGCCGGACTATTATATCTCCAGTGACCAGCGGGACGCATATCGGGTGAGCGCCCAGGTGATGGTGAAAAAGTGTCTAAACTATCCTGATACCGCAGAGTTTGGTGCAGCGTCTAAATGGAGTTTTGGCGTGCGTGACGGCTATGATGTCATCCAGTCCAGTGTCACCGCAAAAAATGCTTTTGGTGTAGAAAGTACAGAGGATTTTCAGATTAAAGTTGACCGGGCCACGGGCACCGCTGTATCACTCATTTTGGGCGGCACGGAGTACATCCAATGACCCTATAACGCAAAAAAGCCGGAGAGGTTTGACCCTCTCCGGCTCTCTTTTTTATTCGCTTTTCAACTGGACAAGGGCCTCTTTCAATTTGTCAAAGCCAAACATTGCGGCGTAGGACACGAAAAAGCCCAGCACAATGGCACCCGCCACCATGTACCACGCCACCGCCACGCTCTTGACCTGGCAGTAGGCGAAAAAGCCCACCAGAGTGAGCACCATAGACACGATGACCGCCAGGATGTTGGTGGGCAACTTGTCCCAGGTGAGTTTTTTAAGGACCTGGACAATGATGTTGGTGACCACTACCAGGGCACCCACAATGCTGAGGATGAGGGACCAGTCAAAAATGTTATCCATATTTTCCTCCTGTTCTCACCCGGCCAGGGTGAGGTCCTTGATGTTGACAGCAGCGGTGACCGTGGAGCCCTGGCCGATGACGGCACGGGACCCGGACAGCTCCAGCACCGTGTAGGTATTCTGGTAGACGAAAGCTGCCAGAGAGCCGCCGGTGTAGGTCTTGGCCCCGCTGGCCACCTTGACCTTGGAGCCCTTGACGATGGCAGCGGAGGCCGCCGTCTGGATGTCCGCAGCGTCCACCCAGCCGTAGACGGTGGAGGCGCTGCCGGTGGTCTTGATGAGGTGGTAGGGGTGCTTGCCGCCCGCAGACACAGCGGTCACCTTGGCCTCACCGGGCTTGCAGGTCTTGCCGGTGGTGGCGTTGGCGCTGGTATAGTGGGTGTTGCCGGTAAAGGTCACCACAGAGCCCACAGAGAGCCCCTGAGCGGCGTTTGTGGTCTGGGTGGTGCCGGAGGATGTCCCGGCGCTGGAGGCCGCTGTGGCCGTCCCATAGTCCACCCAAGGCATTTTGCCGTGCTTGGTCCAGGTCCGGGCATTGTAGCCGGACTTGGTGCCGATGTTCTTGACAGCGGTGATCTGCACCTTGTTGGCAAAAGCCGGAGAGCACTCCACCGCCAGGCCGTTGCCGATGTAAATACCGATGTGGCCGGACATCCAGACAGCCTCACCGGGCACCATAGAGGCCCAGCCGGTGGTGCTCACATCGGTGCACTTGGCGATCATGCCGTCAGCGCTGACATCCGGCACGCCGTTGGAGGCGTAGGTGGCCCCGCCGTAGGTCTTGGACTTGTCCCCGGTCCAGCCCCACAGGATGGCCTTGATGAGGTTTACACAG